AGTGTCTAATATAAACATTATTAAATAATGTTCCAAAACTGACGATAGTTTTTCTTATAATTTCGTGATAAAAATAAGTTCCTAACATTAATAAGTACCAAATGGATTTGTCTCAGTGAAATCTAAAATGTTATCTGCTTCAAATTCTATTTCTTCATTAGTGTCATATGGATTATCATAACTTTCTAAATCATGTTCCCTGACAACGTATGTAGACGATGAGATTGATCCGACAATAATTTCACCGGCACTAAACTTACCAGTATTTAGCGAAACTTTTAAATTAATTGGTGGATTTATTTCACTAATATTAGTGTCTCTTCTGAAATCTCTAACTACAGCCGTCACTCCAGATGTCTGACCAACAACTTCTTCATTGTATATGAATGTTCCAATACCAATGGTAGAGAATCCAGTAAAAGATACTTCTGGTGCTTGTGTGTATCCAATTCCTGGATTCAGTATTCTTAAAGAATCAATTTCCATATCAGAGTTAATTCTAGCAATTGCTGTTGCAGTAATACCTACACCAGGACTACTAATAATAACCTCAGGTGTAGTTGCATATCCAGATCCTAAATTAGAAATACTGAGAGAACTAACACTAAATTGAGTTCCACCAATTGAACATGTAGCAGCTGCTCCAATTCCTCCACCACCACTTATTGTTATTGTTGGAGGTTCTATATATCCAGATCCACCTTTAATTAATTCCAATCTTAGAATTGAACGAACATTTGATACAGAAGTTGTTATTGCAACTGCTTCAGCAGCAAACCCTCCTGCTAATACATTTGGAGGAGGTGAAAATATTACAGTTGGTATGGAAGTATATCCACTTCCATCATTATTCAAAAATATTTCACTAACTGAATCGCTAGAAATTCCTGCGGTTGCGGTTGCAGTAACAGCAATTCCAGCAAGAATAACAGATGTAATATAACCCTCATCGTCTACAGTATTATCAACTTCTTCAATAGTAGTATCAATAAGTTCATTTTCATACTCATAGAGTTCACAACTTAATTCATAAGTATAACTTGAACCTAGTTGGTAAAAGGGTTTTTCTGATTCTACTCTCTTGATTTCAAATAATCTTTCCCCAAGAGGAAAATAAACTAAATCTCCTTCTTTCGGTCTTGTGATTAAATCTGCAAAATCATAGTCCGTAACTATACCATCTCGAATGCCTGAAGATATACCTTCTAAAAATGGAGCAATAAATTCTTCATATCTTTCTCTGGATAGAGTTAAACGCACTTCATTTTTTAACCTCAAACCAAATTTGGTCATAATATCACTATCTGGAGCATATCCATCATAATTATTCAAATATGCTTCTATTAAAAAACTGTCGTCAAATTTTGATGATTGTATTTCTTTGATAATATTATCAGTCTTAAAAATTTTTCTTGGTAAATAATATATTTCAATACCATAAATTTTTAGTTGTTCATTAATTATATCTTGAACAAGAAATTTTTCGTTTGTAGATCCTTGAAGAAAAAATGGATTTAATGTCATAATTAACCAATAAAGTCAAGAGGTGGTAATTCATACTCAGAAGACATTCTTTGTTTAATATCTTCTAAATCTCTTTGTGCATCATCATACATTTGTCTTCCGTTTAGTTCAATTCCTCCAGGTAGTTTTACACCCTGAAACTTAATTAAATTTTGACCCCATTGTTTTTTTATTAATGCAGTAAGATATTTTTTAACAAAACTATCATTATATACTTGAGAAAAACTTTCTGGATCAAGTGCCCGATAGCATTCAAGAACAAGATATGTATCCTTAGATTGTGCTCCCCAATCAATATCCAGATATAATCTATCCTGTCTTTTGTTAAATCTTACCTGCTTTTCTGTTGTCAATAAAAAATCAATATCTTCCAAATAAGATTTAGTCATTGCATATGTTAACAAATCAACTGAATTGAACTGGTAAAGATCATTTAAAAACAGTTGATATTTAATACTAAACATTCCTCCAGAAATTGTACTAGTATCAAACTTAAATATTTTTTCAATTCCTATAACGGAACTTGGAACTTGAATATAATTTGAAGTTTCATAAAAATTAAATGTTGTTGTCCCAAAACCAACAATATTTGAAGTTCCTGTTGTTGTTACAATACCTACTCCATCTGTTCCTTTTGCTCTTCCTCTATCAATATCATCTTGAGTAATTTTATATTTAAGATACATTTTTTCAACACCATCATAATGTCTCTCATTAAAATATTGAATAGTATCGTCCACTAAATCATCAACTTGCTCATCAGCAACATTTATTTCAAGCACTGGTGCTCCAAGTTGTCTTAAGCAATAATCGACAAGTTCTTGTCTAGTATTAGGTTTTGCCATTAGAATATTCCTCCATCAATTACAGAAGTCCAAGTAGGAATTCCTACATTGTTAGTTGTTAATACGAAATAACTTTCGGTTAATGCATTTTCTGTACTGGCAGCACCAATCAATTTTCCAGTATCATCAAAATAAGCAATTCCATTTGGTCCATCATAATCATCAGCATCATAATATAAACCTTCAGTAACACTTGCAAATCCAGTAATTATTACATTGCCTTCAATATCAATATTACTATTAAAATCTAAATCTCCATCAAAAGTAGATATTCCAGCAACATATAAGTTAGTTGTAGTTACTAGACCAGAAAACTTTCCATCTCTCCATCTTTGTGTTGTAATACCAATATCATAAGTATTGTCAACATCTGGAACTAAGTTAGATACAAATTCTCCTATAACATCAATATCATCACCAGTAGAATCACCAATTCCAATTGTGCCTCCTCTGAATATGACATCGCCCACAAATTCGGAATTGCCTTGAACATAAAAACCATTTCCAACTGTTAGGTTTTTATTAATTCCAACTCCACCATCGATCTGAAGAGAACCAGTATCTGGATCTCCTAAAATATTATCTACTCCACTTGTAAGAGTTGTTATACCACCAACTCTTAAATCATCTTCAATTGTTACTGAATCTTGTACATTTAAGTTATTAAGAATATCAACAAAAGCATTTATATCAACATTAGATGAAAATGTCGATAATCCAGCAACTGATATATTTCCACCAATATTAACCGCCTTTCCAATTCCAATTCCTCCATCAATAACTAAAGCACCGTTAGTCGGAGCAGTAGAATTAGTAGAATTTGAAAAGGTAACAATACCAGTAATATTAAGGGATGACGAATCAATCGTATCCGTCATATAGAATGTTTCTGTAGCAAGATCCCATACAAGGATCATTCCATCTCTAGTTTTTAGAGTAGAATCTACATCACTTAAATTAAGAAGTCTTGTTGGCGGAGCAGAAGCGTTGGATAAAACCCGAATGACATTCTGTGAACCAATTCTATCGTTAATACTAGGCATTACCTGGTGACTCCCCCTCTTATTAGTGCTGCACCTTCTACAGCTTTATATTCTCTACCAGCATTTGTGAGTTTTACATCAAAAACATATCTTCCAGGTTTTAGATTAACACTTTGAGCAGCAGTCAATGATATTTGGACAATACCTTCCTCAGGATTTGTTATTGATGATGCAAACGAAACTGAAGTAGACGCTCCAGTATGCTTTCTTAATTGTGCTTCTGCAGAAACATCAATTAATATCAATGGAGAATTAGTTCTAGTGTCTTCTAATTGAAAAGAAGTATCAAAATCATATCCTTGTTCAATCACAATATTTGATACATAAACCGCCATTATTTTATGATGCTAATATATCTCTAGCTATTTATATTAATTTCTGACAGCACTTATTGATTCAAAAAATCTTTGAGTAGATTTTTTATTTCTTCAATATCTTTTTTCATATTATTTAACTCTTCTTTCTCAGAATTTTTTCGTTTCACTCTATTCTTGTATCTTTCATAAGCAATATCATCACAATTAACAATTGCTCCAGTATCCTCATCTCGGTAAAGATGAGGATGATCTTTAACCTTTATTAAATTCTTCATGCGAGTGCGATTGTTCGAAGATCACTGATAATTGGTGAATTTGCTTGATCAGTTCCTGACATAATAATCTTGACCGAATACCCACTAAACTCTCCTAAATTATCAGCACTAAACTCATATTCTAAGAACTGATTAGCAGAACTTGCTGGAACTTTGACATCAGATTTTCCATTATTTAGAGATGGATCAACAACTCTAAATCCGCCATCAGAAGTTGTTTCAAGATTCTCATATCCAGGGAACAATTCAAATTCTTGTTCAATCTCAGAAGAATCATCTCTAACGAGACTATAAAGAACTCTAATATCTGCAGATGCAGGTCTATATGCCCCAAGTATAACCTTCAAAGAAGATGCTGGTTTAGATAGACCAACAGTATCAGAAACATAGATTGCTGAGTGTGGATCATCTAAAATAGAATTGACTCTAGAATCTGAAGCAAAATCAGTAACAGGTCTATTTAAATAATTTGATGCAAATTCGATGGTAGAATCTTCAAGATTTATAATTGGAGATAAATTTTCATCCGTACTGTTTAATGTGACTGCTGTAGTAAATGATCTTCTACCAGAAACATTATTGAATACTGGTTGCTGCAATTCATTCACTCTAGAGCACACTATTCTAGTAGATTTCAAATTATTGAAAGAATTTAATTCAACAGGTTCTACTTCATTTAGAAGTTGGAAAGAAGTTTCAGTGCCATCAATACTAGTTCCAGTTGTTGTTCTAACTACGGCACTTACTGAAGTTGAATCACCAGGTGCCTGAACAAAGAATCTTGGATTTACGGAATTGAATTGAATATTCTCAGTTGCATAAACATTATTTCCACCACCAACAAACTGCCTATTAAATGATAGTTGTGGTAAAGTCGCAGTATCATCGGATCTATTCACTCCATATGTAGCACTTCGATCTACTTCAATATAATATCCATTAGAGTCAATTTCAGTATCAGAAATATCATGAGTTACATTATTAATTCTTCTTAAAGATACTCCACTAAACTCATATTTTTCAACTTTAGAACCAACTTCGTGGGATTCAATTTTTCCTTCGACACCTCTAGTAAGATTTCCTAACTGATTTGCAGATGCTGTTTCGTAAGATATAACTTCATCTCCAATTTTTACATATCCTAGATTATTCGTACCAACAGGAAGTCCTTCAAACGTTTCAAAGTCAGTAGAAACTCCAACAAATATTGTATTAAGTTCTGTTGATAATAAACCAGCAGTAAGAGTTGTTGGTGAAATATCGGATTCAACACCACTCAATTGTAATTTATTATTATTGGCGTACATTCCATGATTGAAATGACTTACCTCTAAGTAATTTCCAGAATTTATTCCTGTATCTTCGGTTACACTTGAAATGGTGGTAGATGCCAGAGATACAATAGTTGTATCTGTATCATAATAACTTACTCCAATACCAGTTTGGAAAGCTTTTGGTGAGGAATCACCTTCACCTTGAACATCAGTCAAGTAAAGTGTATCTCTTCCACTAATGGCGGTAATAGTAATTAATGCACCTCTTCCTGTTATATTGCCATTAAGTTCGTTATCTATAGTTACCACGTCACCAACTTCATATCCTGATCCATTAGCAGTTGTTGTAAATCCGGTAATTGTACCATTTGTAGTTGTAATATCCAGTTTTAATCCACTACCTTTTCCTGTAAGATTATCTGTTACTAGATTAGATCCATCACTATAATTTACTCCTCCAGTAGTAATTCCTACAGTATTGACTGGACCACCAGCATACTCAATATATCCATAACTATCTGCAATTGCACCGGCAATTTTTCTACCAGTATTTAAAATATCAATTAGTCCAGAATCTGTGAATGTTGTGACACCAAGAGTAATATTTTTTGGTAAAGCAGTAACTGGATTTGCAAGTAAATTATTTACATATCCATTACTTTGATCTAAAGGTGGATTTCCAAAATATGCAATACCAGTATTTGCTGTGAATTTTGCTTTGTAAAGTTTAAATTTAAGATCTAATTCTTGTGTAGGTGTCCAAATAGATCCATTTTGAGATTTAAACAAACTACCAAGCGCAAATTGCTTAGTGTAAATTACTGCTTCTGCATCAGGTAGAGATTGTGTATTAACAGTTCTCTCCCCCATTTTCGCAATCCAAACTTCATATTCATCTGAGGTAGGTGCAAGTAAAACTACAGCATATTCATTTCCTGGAGCAAGATATTTTGGTTCATCAAATGTAACTCTTGTTGCAGTTTCACCCGTTGTTGATGTTGTGATTTGATCTGGATATAATGTTTTAGATTCTCCAACCAGATTTAGAGTTGGAATACCAAGTTCTACTGTTCTTATTTGAACTTCCAGAGGTTCACTGCCTACTGGTTTGTTAGCAAAATAGAGATCCAGTTCAGTAAGAACTACACCTTTATCATCACTACTAAATCCATTCAGATCTGGAGCATCAATATCTCTACCGACAACAAACGATTGTGCAAGAGGATCAGATCTTCTTGCTCTTACAACTTCGCGTCTAGTTGTTGTTACAGTTGTTGTACGTCTTACTGTAGTTGCAATAGTTGTCGTTACTGTGGTTTGTATTTGTCTTCTTAGAAGAGTTCCAACAGCACTACAAGATCCTTGTCCAGTAGAAATTAACTTACCTCCAGGTAATGGTTTCTTATTCGTAGAACTACTAGTCAATAAGTATGTCTTTTTGCCAGTAAGAATTCTTGGATTAGGTGCTGGATTTGTATGTGGATTTTTAATAAAGAATGATCCAAATAAATCTCCATAATCATCTGTTATTAATCTTAAATCTTTTACATAAGCAATTGCACCACTCGTCTGTCCAACGATCTTTGCTCCTTTGGTAACATATCCAAAAAATCTTCCTTGTGCTTCATCGGATAATGAATTTATATCAATATTTAATGTTTTGGATGATTGACTATATGAAGTTGGTAGGTTTTCAGACCTTATATAAGGATTGATATTGTATGTTCTTGATGGAGAATTAAAATATCCTTCTTTATGATTAGACTTTGCAAGTCTAAGACGACCTATTTCAGTATCATCTTTATATACTTTTATTGTTTCGCCGGAAGTAAATGAACCTTCTGAAGAACCTGAAGTTTCTAAAGATGTGCTATTTGCAATCTCCAAAAGTTTTGGTATGAAGTCTACATTACTACGATTATCTAAGAACTGATAATGTCTTGTTAAAGGTTTCAGTGATCTTCCAAAGAAAGAAACATTTCTAGATCTGATATACTGCTCATCACCACTTGAGATTAGAACATCTCTAGATCTTACATTAACTCTAGTTCTAACAGATCTAGATGTTTGTGTAGAAGAACTTGTACTACTTCTCCAATCTGTTCGCTGTCTTCTAAATCCTAAGAAAATTGATACTGTATTCCTTACAGTATTACGAATAACATTTGTAGTTCTTCTTGTTATATTCTGTACAGAAGGGGGAATGTATATTGTTCTAATCCAAAAA